TCTCAAAGTGTCAGGATTACTGCTTGATATCTTCATTTACTGTATCCTTTAAAAGGAGTTAAAGGTGATCGTTTATTTGTATCTGACATTTCATCACTGTGAGGAGTGCTAACCGCCTTTTTTCCGCGTTTATTAACCTTTAACAATGCTTGATCAATGAGTTTTCCAACACTGGGATCAAAACTAGTGACGATAGGATGCTGTCCCCATTCACTCGTTGCGCGAAATTCAGGAGGTTTTTTTGGATGGACTCCATCTTCGCTACCCTGTTCTCCTCGAACAGCCGCCAGTGCTACGCCGAAGCGATAAATTTCATAAAAATTACTGTTAGACAATTCTGGAATCATGAAGGTATTCGGCAAAGACACGGAGGATACATCTAATCCATCGTGAATGTCGTCTAACGCAGATTCTAATAAAAATTCGTAAGCTCTCATTATAATTCCGTTTCTGTTTCAATAATTAAGCCATTTTCGGTAGTCATTACTGACGATGCTACGTAACCGTCAAGCTCTATTTGTAGACCGGGAACGGATTCTCCAACCCAAGTAATAGAGCTAGTAATAAAATGCTGTATGACAAGATTAGCTTCCAACGGCTGTACGTATAACACAACATTAGGACCGGCAATATCCATGTCATATCGACAAAGGGCGTTACCAAAAAAGGTTGTGCTATACGCTGTAAATTTTACGGCAGTATTTGAGTTATTGACTTGAGCTTGAATGGTCACATCCTGGCTTGAGTTGCCGTCAGTGTCGCTACTGCGAATCTGAAAAGTACCATGAGTAAAATTCGCAGTTGGATATTCAAAAATAGCTTGTATGCTATTGCCTACAGTGTAGCTAAATGAATCAACCGCTGCTACCGCGTATAAATTTGCAAAGTTGTTGTTGATTTTCTGAAATGCAACACGTAAAGGATCACCCTCACCATCGTTGGGGAGTAAACCTACGTTGACAACTTCATAAGATGTGATAGAAGACATAACTGAAATCCCTGTATGAATGTATTTATCGCTAAATACAATTATGTGGCTAATCAATCATATACCTGAAACGCTAATTCATCTGCTTCTGGTAGCAGGTTTATTGGGCACTATTGCCAGTTTTGTCCTTGGAATCATACCTTTTATCAAGCAATATCAGTTACCTTTACAGATTGTCAGTATTCTGGTATTAGCTTTTGCCGTATATTTAGAAGGTGGACTAGCTCTAAAGAACAAATATGAGCTTGAAGTTCAGAAAATGCAGACAAAAATGGCAGAAGCAGCAGTTGCCGCCGCAAAAGTCAATGCGGAAATCATTCAAAAATACGCCGATAAGCAAGCTCAGAATGATAATGTGAGCAATTCAGTCAGTCGATATATAGAAAAGGAAACCATTAGAATAGATCAATCATGTGTTGTCGCACCAGAAGCGATTATTGCACACAACTCTGCGGCGTCAGGAACCATGATAAATGAGCAAATTTTGACACCTCTGACTGAGGTCAAAACTGAAGATCACAACCAGGCAGCAAGACGATGAAGTACGCGATAGCATTATGCACAATTTTTATTACGGGATGTACGACCACTGTACCCGTAAAACAAGAGTTTCCTGAAGTTCCAGAGGTGTTGCTACGTCCTTGCCCAGAACTTGATATCATTCAAAGTGATCAGATCAAATTCAGTGAATTTCTAAAAACTGTGACTGAAAACTACAAGAAGTATCATGGTTGTGCGGACAAACAAGAAGCATGGAAACAGTGGTACGAACAGCAAAAAGAAAAGTTCAACGAGGTCAAGTAAAGAACTTTCTGACAGAATCGCAGACATATTCTACTTCGATATCGGTAAGTTCGGGGTAAATTGGCAGACTCAGTGACCCTGCTGCTAGCATGTTAGAAGATGACAGTGCAGAAGGCTTTTCTAGATTCTGACTGATAGGCAGTGAACTCAACGGTTCGGCATAATGAATTCTGGTTTGAATATCGCAAGATTGTAGATGTTCGTTTAGCTCGTTGCGCGGGCCGACGTAAATCGCGAACTTTTGATCTGCGTGTTTTTCAAAACCCCTACTAAAACATCTGAACGGCAAATCCTTGAACTGATCTAGATAATGTAATCTAATTTGTCTGCGTCTAGTTTGCCATTGATCTAGGTATCGTGTACGAACCAGCACATGAGCACAATCTAATTCACTCATTTTGCTATTAGTTCCAGCAAACAACACACTTGCTGACTGTCCTGTACCAGCTAGCTCGTGTGAATCTTTACCATTATTTTTAAGTTGTACGGCCTTCTCATAAATTTCAAAATCATTGGTAACAATAGCTCCACCGTTTCCACTTGCGTTCAGATTCTTTGTTGGATCAAAACTAATGGTCATTCCGATACCCGGATTATCTTCAATCAACCAGTGTTGAGCGCCATCTACTATAGTGTCGACCAATAATGAGGTAGTTTCTGGATGAGGTGCAGGAGCGCCATAAAGTCCTACGGTGCAATACAACCATCTAAAAGATTCTTTGTCGCGATTTAATAGTCCATTTTTGTCCACATCAACCAGTATTGGATTATAGCCAGCATTCAAAAATGCATTGAGCGTTGCGACATAGGTAAGATCTGGTATACAGACTTGTGGCTTATCTACATTATTGCGCAACCGAAAACTATTATGATGATCATGACTGTCAATATTGATTGCTCTGGCCATAATCTCCAATGCTTGCGTACCACTATGCACCGTTAGCGCATATCGACAATTGGTTCTTTTTGCTAGCCACGATTCCAATTCGTAAGTAAACTGTCCGTTTACGAGAGTGCCTTCTTTTAGAGCTTTATCAGTAGCGTCCAATAGCTCGTCTTTTAAATTTGCGTACTGACGATCTAGCCGATAAAATGATACGTTCATTCTAAAACTTTTGCTTCGATACAACGCCAGCCGTCAATCGTTCGCACAACTAGACCATCTAAACAGTTTGATTTAAGCTTATCGTATCGAGAATTTGAATAGGTAATCGATCCAATAAGTAAGATTATAAAAGCTATCACTGAAAGATATAGAAAGCCCTCGTCAAGTATTTTAGTGTTGTCTAACATTTGTAGTTCTTCCTGTTGCTATCAGCCAATTCCAATAGTTCTGCAATCCAGCGTCAAGATCAACCTTAGGTTTGAACCCAAAGTTTGCTAGAGCTTTGCTACAATCAAGCGTGCTTCTTGATGGCTGCGTGCTATCAGCAGTGTTAATGTGTATAAGTCCTTTGCCTACTGTTTTTACAATTTGCATAGCAGCATCATAAATCAAAGTTGCGTTGCCTCTTGTCAAATTGTAAGTGTTGTTATCTGTTGATTGACTCATGGATGCATCGATAATGCCATCTGCTAGATCATCGACGTAGGTAAAATCAAGTCTTTCCCATCTTCCATTTACGTGCAGTAAATCATTTTCTAATGCTGCTGTAAAGAATTTTGGGATAATCCTATAAGTATTATCTCTGGGTCCATATACGGCAGATGGGCGTAGGACAGTGTATTTCATCTGATCAGTGGCATAATTTTTAACCAGCATTTCTCCAGCAAGTTTCCATGTGCCATAGACTCCTGCAGGAGTTAGATTAATTTGATCTTCTTTGATAGCATCTTTCCAGTTACCATAAATCATAGAACTACTAATGTATACGAACTTCTTAACTCCTGCTTTTGTGCTACAGTCTAGAGTGTTTATCAGTCCCATGCACATAGTTTTTGTGCAGTCCAATGCTTGAGCTTTAACGTTTTTATTACTAGGATAACTTGCTAGATGAATTACCGTGTCTGGCCTAAATTCGGACACTATGCCATCCATGGCCCACTCATCAGTGATTGAGACATAATAGATATCGGCCCCTTGAACGAATTGTTTGCGTTCTTCGATCAAATGATCAAAATGTGCTTTAGATTGTAATCCCCAGTTCTTACAAGAGTCGATAATCACTACTTGATGTTTCTGTTGCAGCAGTTTAGCTACAACATGATGACCAATAAACCCCAGACCGCCGGTAACTAAGAATTTCATGGTATTCACTCCCACTTTAATTTGTGCATGAGTTGATCATCTGAGCTTAGCTTGGCAGTAATAGCAACCTTAAATTGGTCATTAAATGCGTCATACGCAGCATGCGTTTTCAGTGAATTTTCCGCACGCTCATACACCCACCTGCCGTGTTCTGTTGGTAGCCACTGCACTAGATAAAGCTGATCAACAATCTCGCGAGATTTGACCTGAATCTTATCGGCATCTACCACATACATTTTTACCACAGTGTTCTTCATACTGCCATTACCGCCTTGAGTGCGCCATGCGATTGGTAGTTTTCTAACTGAATATCGATCATGGTAAATCCATCAATATCAGTGACTTGCGGGTTTAGTTTCAGAGTGGGCATAGAAAATGCCTCGCGAGTCAATTGTTCGCGTACCTGATCTGCATGATTCTGATAAATGTGCGTGTCGCCCGTGGATATGATCAGTTCTTTTGCAGTCAGACCTGAAACCTGGGCTAGCATGTGAGTCAATAATGCGTATGAGGCAATATTGAAGGGAAGGCCCAAGAAAACATCCACAGATCTCTGATACATGTGGCAACTGAGTCCTCTATCTTTCGAGACATAAAATTGACTCATCACATGACAGGGCGGAAGAGCCATCAATTCCAGTTCGCCTGGATTCCATGCTGAGATGATGTGTCTACGTCCCCAGGGATCATTACGCAATCCTTCTACCAGAGTTTTTACTTGATCAACCGTTTGATAATAGGGGTCATACCATAGTTTGCCGTATTCATCATCAATATCTGGAGGAGCGTCTGGCACGTTACTCTGCCATCGTCGCCACTGAACACCGTACACTCTGCCTAGATCACCTACAAACTCTGCTTTGTCTTGCCAGTAGGGAGCCAAAGCATTAGGTGTCCAGATAGTAGCAACACTCTCTCGGGTGCCGTGGGTGATCTCTGCTAGTCTACGTTCATCACTGGATCCTTCTAAGAACCACAATAGCTCGCCAACACATGCTTTCCAAGCTAACTTTTTAGTGGTGATCGCTGGAAATCCAGCGCGTAAATCGAAACGTAGCTGTCTGCCAAATACTGAGCGAGTACCCACCCCAGTACGATCATCTCGCACTTCTCCATCGCGTAGAATTTCCTCTAGTAGATCGTGGTATACTTTCATCTCTTGTAAATCCTGTACTGATGATCTACACAGTCTTCCGTAGAAAGAAGTCTATAGTTCTTCTCCAATGCTACAAGATCGATAAACGTGTCACAATCATATTGGGTATTCGCGACGCTTAAGTGTATCTCATTGACAAGATGCCAGTAGCTGTTGACGAGTTTTGCTCCACCTATCAACCACATCTGATCGATGTTTGCCAAGTCTTCAATACGCTTGACTGCAACACCGCCAGTAGAAATAGGCAGTTCTTTACTAGTAACAACAATGTTCAATCTTCCAAGCAGTGGTTTTTTTGGCAGACTATCCCACGTATTTCTACCCATGATTACAGAAGATGCGTAAGTAAGCTGTTTAAATCTAGCTAAATCGCCGTTTAAACGATCCCAAGGGAGACGACCTTCTTTACCAATCCCTCCCTCGGGATCACATGCCAATATAAGTTTCACAGTTTTCCTAGCAGTCTGTCAGTCTCGGGCTGCACAGTTTCAGCAATGGTTTCAACGTTTAACATAAACTCCACGGACACAATTTGTGAGTCGTTTTCAACTAACTTTCTGCTCAGAGCTTCTTCAATTTCAGAAGGTTTTAACCCCTGATCAATAAGTTTCTTAACATTGATAGTTCGTTGCTTTTTACCCAACATCTTGATTACCATCTTAGAGATGAATTCGACAGGAATTTTCTTCTTGTCAACATGTTCTAAAATGTGTTCCCATTTTTCAAGAAATTCTGGAGACATCTTTATGCTGATGCTTTAGTTTTTTTCTTGGCTTTAACTGGCTTAGTTGCTGTGACTACAGGTGGTGGGATCATGCCTGATGCCTGCTTTTGAAGTCGATCAGCTTCGGCAAGTAGACCCTTAGCTTCAGTAATCATTTTCTGAGCTTGCTGCTGTAAGTTAGAGGCAAGATCGGAATCATTTAATGTGTTGGAAGTAGGAGCACTCAGTGCTGCCTGACGATTCTGTCTGGCTTTGTTCTGCTCGTTTAACTGATTGCCACGCATTTTTCGTACTACGTCTGCGTTACCTGTCATTCCAAGGCTCTTGTCCATTTCTGCCATCTTGCGAGTAGCAGATTCACCTTGTTCCATCTCATCGAGGATCTTGTTAAGTTCGTTTAGCTTGATCCTGACATTTGGAGCCGGAGTCATCACAATCTGCTCAGTATTGACCTTCTTCAACATGCCTTCAACGTGAAGAACTTGAAGAATGTTCTTACCGTCGCGAGTGTGAGTGCGATTCAGCGCATCGGCTAAATCCTTACTGTTTTGTCCGATATCGCTTTCAATGCATGAGACCAGAGGGTCATGAATGTGTGCGTTCAGCAGTTCGGTGTATGAAACCAAACACATGTGTGGTTCCCCAGGAACTTCTCTCCAAATCACTGCAACTTTTCGATCACCGTGTTTACCAACGTGGCGTAAAAAACTCATATTAGTCTCCTATATATAATGTTATTTACGATGATCTATCAGTCAGAGAATATTTCTTTGATGTCGAGAAAATTTTGTCGCCCGTCTTTCTAATTTCGTCTTTGATGTTGTTATTACTGGTTTTGATCAAAATATCCAATTCAGTTTCTGTCATCTTATCCGTAGACCAGATGTATATTTCTGGATTAAGGTGTTTGATCAGACTGGCGTGTAAAATCAAATTTTTAATATTAGGATAGATGGTAATAAAATTTTCCTGAAGTTTTTCGAGTATTATTCTGTCTTCTATGTCTGTTAAATTATAAATTTGATGTCCATTATCATCCCACAAACACAAAAAACGATTATTTCGTAGTGTCTTTTTTGATGAGAGCATACGTAATTTCAGCTTTATCTATCAAATCTTTTAAAGCAACACTGTCCTGACTATACTTTAAGATATCGCGCCAGAGAATCCACTGGTTGTAAATCTCTGGCGCAAGCCCGTCAATTGAGGCAACTTTACGTTCGATTTGTCCTACTTCTCTGGAGTACACGGTTATTCCACCATCTGGACTTTCATACACCGTGATAACTTCTGTTTTCTTCACTATAGACATTCATGTACTTATTACTTTTTCTTGTGTTCATCATAGTAGGCCCATGTTCCCCATGGCGGCTTAACTGCGGTAGTTCCGTGAATAACCCACGTAGTATCGCAGTAGTCTTCAGTACCCCAGCTATCGCAAGGATAGCCATCAGTAAACACGATCAATCGCGCAGGAACAATAGATTCCTCAGTCAGATGATCAAAGATACAAGTAAAATCAGTGCCACCGCCGCCAGCGAGTTCATAGGTATCCACAGAATCCATGTTTTCTGAAGAGAAAGACTGGGGATTGTAGACTTCAGTGTCGAAGCACGCCAAGTAAAGCTTGAACCCGTCAAATGAATTGATCATTCCAGAAACTTCGCTGATGAACAGACGAGCTTGTTCCTTACTAATTGATCCAGAAAGATCGATGAACACCGCAACATCGATCTCTTCTCCGGGAATCATGCCCGGCATAATTGCATCACTGTGCCAGCCTTTACGGCTAGGACGCATATAGCTGTAATTAACCTTGAGACAACTAGTCAGGTTGGTCTGAATCAGTTCGCGCCAAGGCATGACGGGATTAGTCATCGCATCAATCATGCGCTCAACACCAGAAGGCAGGGTACCTGCTTCAGCAGATTTTGCAGCATTGATAATAGCCTGCTTCATTTCTTGGCGGGCTTGTTCTCGCTGTTCAGGCGTCATCTTGACTCGTGAAGACTTGCCCTCTCTGTCTTTCTGATCTTCGCCATTCTCATTATCTTCTTCGTCATGCATATGCTCGTCAAGCAGTTTGTCGATCAAATCATCAAGATTGATCTTTTCCACATTCTTCAGAAGATCTTCGTAGATGGCCTCACTCGACCAACCATCATACTTAGGATCATACAGAGCAGGCACAGTCTTGATGAATTCGCCAATCTGATGGCGCTTGAGATCGGCATTAACTGCGTAGTCATTGGCGCAGTTAAAAAGCGACGGATCGCGATGTTCCAGACGACCAATGTGATCGTACACTACGTGCAGAACTTCGTGAGCTACAAGGAATTCAACTTCCTTGACCTTTAGCATCATGATAAAACGGCTGTTGTAATACAGTCGAACACTGTCAGTTGCAGCAGTACCGCACCAATCATCTGCGTTAGTCAACTGCAAGCGTGTTGAAAGATTGCCATAGAAAGGCTGCTTGAGCAGAAGATTGACGCGAGCTTGAATAAGACGATCTCGCGCCGCTGCATCGACCTTCTTGTCGGTTGGACCAATAAGATTTTCGAATTTCTTCGATTTCTTGCCTTTGGTCTTTTTACCAGTAATTACGTCAGACATAGCAATCTCCTGTTCTCTAGAATAAGAGAATAGTATCAAAATACCAGTGGTTAGTCAACTATATTTTATGTATGAGTCTGGATTTAAAACTTACAGACAGGAATAGGCAACATTTTGTGCAAATTGCGTGAGCGATGCTTGTTGTACACGGCCAAAGCTTGCTTACCTGACGCAGTAATAGGCTGAGAACCCGTATCTGACATATTCATTGCCCACTCAAGATCAGAATAAGAAACACCGATTTGATCTTCATCTGTGCGTCCGTCATTCCAAAGTCCGTCGGTTGGAGGAGCGTCAATTATACTCTGATCGATTTTGAGGTATTTTCCCATATCCCATACTTGTGTCTTCATGCAGTCACCAATTGGGCTAATATCTACTCCACCGTCACCCCACTTAGTGAAAAATCCAACGCCGAAGTCCTCTACTTTGTTGCCAGTTCCCACTACAATTCCGTTTGTACTTTGGGCAATCTGATACAAGGTCATCATGCGTAGTCTGGCTCGACTATTTGCAAATGCCAATTCGCTATGCTCGTTCGCTAGCTCAGTATCACTACTGTTGATCAAGTTTTCAAACTTCTTGAATACAGGTGTCAAATCAAAGGTTTCTGTCAAGACATTACTGTACTTTTCTTCAAGCCATTTGCAGTGCAATTGTGAAAGATTGTGCAACCTCTTGATTTGCTTGATAGGCATAGAAATTGCATATGTAGGCAATTTGGTGCGAGCACAGAGCGTACTCACTACTGCCGAGTCAATTCCACCACTTACGCCAACTACCAACGTTTTGATCTTGTTAGTTTTTGCGTAGTTTTTAATCCATGCAGTAATTTTTTCAGTGCGTTCTTTTGCAGTAATAGTCATATGATAATCCTTTATAATATTTATTTGTGTATATCAAATCGATATAAAAAAGAGAACGGATGCATCTCTGCACCCGCCCTCCCGTCTCATCAACTCAGATCAGCTAGCTTCAAGAATGTACTTACCGAACTTGAGACGGAAGTCTTCGAAGGACTTCATCATGCTAGGCTGGAAAGGCAGCTTGTAGGTCTTCAAGGCAATCTTGGCACCCAGAATCACAAGCTCAGTTTCGAAATTGTTCATCATGTAGGTCAGAAAGTTATCCGCCATCTGATGGAACTGCTTGTTATCAACACGCTTGTTGTCGATAGCATCCTTCAGTTCATAGCACAGAGAAATCGTGAGCGAGTACATCGCAGAGATTTCTTTAGTCTTCAACTCGGTAACCTTACCGAACAGAATGTCTGTAGGATTTGGCATCTTGCTGCTAACACGGCGATGAGCCATGAACTTGGTAGCGAGACCATCACCGACTGCACCAGCAATCAGATTGAACTGCGTATCAGTGTCCATATCCTCATCATCGAGCAGTTCGCTGACAAACGTCCAGCTACGAGGAGTAGCGAAAGCGTTGCTGATGGACTTGCTATCTGTCTCGCAGAGATCCTGCTTTGCGAAAGACAGATAACCTACAACGTCCTTGTGAATATTCTTGTTGACCGCCCACTGCTGCCAGCTGGGAAAATCTGCACGCATTTCGAGATGAATGAAACGATTACGGAGAGGCATCGGCATGCGATAAGTGACGCCCTTGTCACTGTCGCGATTACCTGCTGCAACGATGACAACGTTGCTGGGAAGCTTGTACTTACCGACGCGACGATTCAAGACCAGCTGATACCCAGATGCCTGAACAGCAGGTGAAGCCGAGTTCATCTCGTCAAGAAACAGAACAACGATAGGATACTGCGAGGCAGTCTCTTCGTCAGGCAGATCGACAGGCGGTGCCCAGTCCATCTTGCCAGTGTCCTTGTTATAGAAAGGAATACCGCGAATGTCGGTGGGTTCCATCTGCGCCATGCGCAGATCAATCATTAGTCCACCAAGGTCAGCGGTAATGTCGGCAATCAGTTCAGACTTGCCAATGCCTGGAGGACCCCAGAGAAAGACAGGACGCTTGACCTTGAAAGCCTTGAGTAGAGCTTTGTGTGCCTGCGTAGAAGTAACAGTGTGGTTGTCTGTTCGACCAGAAGTGGCCATAGTTAAGTACCTTTGTTGATGAGTGAGCAAGTAGTCTAGTCAATCTGGATTGTAGTGTCAAGAACTTTTTAAGATGACAATAAAAACCCCGATCAGTCTTTGTATATTGACATGATCGGGGCAAAAAAGCAACCTTTTTTCAAGATTCGTAAGTTATTGATTTATATCGTATTTTATGGGCAAGTTCCCCAGACTGGGTTCGCTAGCAACCATGCAGTTGTACCAAATGCAAAGTTAGAAGGTTCTTAAGGAATATTTTGAACGCACCAGCCCGGAAGATTCTGATTGAAAGATTCAGCATTCAACGCTGATGTAGAGACTATCAGTCTATCAGTCGCATGATCATTATTAAACTGGAAAGATGATTGATGGCTTTTTGTATCTCTTCTAGTTTATGAGTGGGTATCGAGGACTTTTTAGCTTGTCGTGCTTTTACTTCTAGAGATGACAATTCATCGATCATCTTGTTGATATTTTCTAGCATCTTGCGCATATCTTTGTTATATCTGACTTGACGTAATTGATTATACAAATCGTCAGTGATCTTGCGAGCGTCTGCTGCGGTAGAGAATTGCATTAGTATCCTGTGTATGTGATAATGATCGCACCTTGAGCGCCAGCACCAGAGCTTACACTTAAGCTTCCTGCAGTGTAACATCCGCCGCCTCCGCCGCCAAATAATCCGCCGTTTCCACCGTTTCCTGCTACGTTGGCAGTGCCAGCGCCTGAGCCGCCGCCCCCACCGCCTGAACCAGCACCACCACCAGCAGTGATTATATATTCGACTCCATTTCCTCCATTACCACCAGAGTAGCCGCCTATAGGCTCAGAAGTACTATATCCACCACCTGCTCCGCCACTGCCATTTGCTCCCGATCCGCCATTCTCAGCAAGTACGGGAATTCCACCTGTAGATAAATTGGCGTAAGAGTTTCCGCCTTGCCCACCAATGAATGCATTTGCAGCGTCTAAACCTTCTGATCCCGTACCTGCTCCGCCACCGCCTGATGAACTACCTGAAGCTCCAGCCCTTGCATCTCCGCCAGGAAACCCAATACTTATATTGCTTCCTGCGGAACCGCCACCGCCTGCTCCTAATATTGGTGATCCTGTTACGGTTCCGCCTTGCCCACCTCTAAAGATAAGTGTTCCTATGCATAGATTGGCTTGTCCACCTATACCACCTGGTCCAGAGCCGCCGGCGCCAGCAACTGCTAATACTCCTTGTGTGTTAGAAGTAGGTGCAGAATTTGCTACAGAATTAAACCAAGTATTTCCACCGTCCATCCCATTAAGAAATTGCGTCCTAGCTTGGCCTCCCGCTCCTATTTTTATATAAACCGTTTGACCTGGCATCAACGATAAGTTTGATATTTGCGCATATGCTCCGCCGCCACCTGCGGCGGTACTCCCGCTTGCATATGCTCCGCCGCCACCTGCTCCGATACATCGTATCGTGTTGTTAGCTGACCAGTCGTATGGCACCTGCCAAGCAGATGCGCCCGTATCAGTTAGAAGAATCGTTTTGACAACTGGTGGGCCAGGTGGAACTGGAATCGAATTACTGATAGTAATATTTCCAGAAATTACTATATTACCTGAAATGATTGTAGTCATGGGGTTTCCGTTTATGATAAATTAGCAACGTACCATTAATATTTACAGTGGTATTTGGCCATTTATCGTATATTGCATTGCTATCAAATGCTGCTACCACACTATTTGAAGTTACATTTGCTTGATATGCTCTATTAACGAGATTTCCTGGCACGTTGGCTATATTACTGTTCAATTGTGTATGTCCGGCAAACGCAATAACCCAAGATTGATCAAAATAATAAGCATTATTACCATACAATAAACTGGTGCTTGTTCCAGTATAATCAATCACACCTTGATCAAGACCACCAATGTTGGCAATTGGAGTAGTAGTATTAGCGCCTCGATAAACAGAGAAAATTACATTGGTGGCATTAGTCCATGTTCCAGTAGTTCTATTGCCGTTTGAAATATTCCATGCTAATACGTAAGAATCGGATGTTCCAGCGCCAGTTACATTAGCCCATGACTCGCCAGCTGGAATACTAGGTGGTGTAGTGCTGCCGTCTCGATACGCGAATGCGACTATAACATCGCCGTTCTGTTGGGCAGGGAGAGTGGCAGTGTTGCCTCCGGTAGCTGAATCTATGAATGTTATCGTAGAAGGCGTCAAAGATTGCGGACAATATGCCCACAACGGAAGTCTGTTTTCTTTTACCCAGGCAGCAGTACTACTACTAAACCCTAGCGGGGCTGTTGTAATATTTGCCACGCACCAATTTGTTAAATCTTGATTGAAGGAAGATGCACCGTTGAACATGCTTGCCATATTAGTTCTATTAGGTACTTTACTTACATTCCAATTACCAATCGATTGATTAAATGCAGTAGCTGAATCAAACATTTGTGCCATATTAGCCACATTGCCTGTATTCCAATTACCAATCGATTGATTAAATGCAGTAGCTGAGTCAAACATGCTGGTCATGTCGAGAACATTCGAAACATTCCAATTACCAATCGGTTGATTAAAATTACTTGAGTTGAAAAACATATTCTTCATGGTTGTAACTTTAGAAACATTCCAATTGGCAAGATTTGCATTGAGCTGAGTAGTATAAAACATATTCTCCATGTTTGTAACATTACCTACATCCCATGTAGCAGTATTGTTTCCTGTATCTGGAAAATTAGAATTAAAAAACAGATTGAAACAATTAGTAACGGTGCTAGGAAAATTAGGAGGTACGGTGGTTATCGTTC